TCTGTAACTAGACAACTCACGCTTTTAGTCGGGTTAGTCGCTGATGCTGCGCCTGATGTTGGTTTCACAACTACTGTAGTAGCGGTACCTAACAGCGGGTTTAACGTGGCGTAAACTTCGCTTACCGCGAAATCCTGATGCCATGAAATAGACACGCTGCCATCTTTTAAGCCACCTATGCGGGTGACGTTAGCGTCGCCCATAGCGGTGGTTTCGATCTCGGCGGCACTTTCAGAGAAATCAACTGACGTTATATGGTCGGTTAAATCCACCGAATTTACCGTAACCGTAACGGTTTCATTCATAAAAATAGCCATTGTTATTGCTCCTTAGCTTTACTGGCTGGTTTGTTTGCTTCTAAATGCCCGCCGTCTATTAACGCTTGAAAGTCAATATCGGCTAGGTCTTCATCGTCAGTATCAACAAAACCACCGTTTTTTACGCCGGCTATTTCGTGGCTACTAATAACTTTTAATTTCATGTCGCGTAGACCTCCAAATCTAACTGCACTGATAAGAATACACTATCAGCGAAACTTATAGGGCCATAGTTCGACGCTTCTGTCACTAACAGGGTTTCACACTCACCNTCTAACGTTTTGTCTGCTTCTAACGCTGTCGGTACCGTTACCAGATAGTCGTTTAACATTTCTTGACTACTTGAAGCCTCGAAACGTTGCGCAGCTATCAAAATGCTAAAACGTAACGTTTTTAACCCTGCCGCCACTGTTCCCATCGCGTCATGGTAAGAAATCAGGTTAGATGCTGGTACAACTATTGCACAGGGCGGCGTTAAAAAATCCGGCACCGTGTCATAGACACTTACGAACGCTTGAGGGCTACTAACCGCCTCTAAACGTGTTTTAATTTCAGCTCTAATGTTGTCGTAATCCATTACGCCGCCGCCGGTAGCTTCAAGCCCCTTAGTAGCGCGATCACTTCAGGATCGGTTCGGCTAATGCGAACAAATCCGACATCGACACTACCTGCCTGAAACCCTAACGGCGAGCTTTTACGCTGATACAAGCGGGCGGCTATAACTAGCGCGCACTGTTTAACCTGATCAGGTATAGCCATACCGTAACCATAAAACGCCGTAACTTGCACTGTAGGGCGTCCGTAACGATCCCTAGGCCATGCACTACCATCAACACGCTTAACAACCCTGTAAGGGGCTGTATTGCCGTCTAAAACATAGTCTGTGGTTACCGTTAAAGTAGTGTCATAAGTGCCATCTAACGAAGTGTCTGTTTTAACTATCAAACCAGTGGTTTGCGCGATGTCGTTAACGTAAACGGTGTAATCGTCAAACGGTATATATGTTTTGGCGGTAGCTCCGCCAGGTACTTCAAACGTGCGGCCTGTTATCTGATCTATTTCTGCTTCAGCGGCGGCGATAGCGTTATCTATTGCCGTGTTTTCAGATGAAGTGGCTGACGGTATGCCTAAATAGGCTTTAACTAGCGCCTGTGTGGTGTAGGCCATCGTTATTTCTTTTTAGCTGGTGCTTTTTTAGCGGGTGCCTTAGCTGGTGCTTTTTTAGCCTCTGGCTTTTGCACTCTACTAGCGGCTTGTTTTTCCCATAGCTCTGAACTCATTGTTTGCCTTTCCGTGAGAGGTGGCGGGTGTTACCGGCTACCAGCAACACCCGCCATGACTCAATTGTGATTAGAAAGTTGGGGCTACTAAGCCAGTGCCTGAAATCTTTGAAACGCTGGCTGGATACCGGCCGCCCACAAATGTGGCGTACTGGTAAGCAACTAGGGTAACAGTGAGATTCAAACCGGCTGTTTGATCCATTCTAACCATTGCTGGTGATCCGGCATCTTCGAATAGAAGCATGTCAGCGCGTCGCACTACATAAACTTCATCTTCGTCTGAACCTGAACCTGCTGCATCTATGACGTTAGCGTCAGTTACTACAGGGATACCGGCGATTTGTGTGCCAGTATTTCCATATCCACTCACTGGGCCTATACCCATAGCGTTTTGTGGTACGCCTGCCTGTGGCAATACAAGAGGTCGGTTAGAACTATCTACCGCTGCTTGCAACCATGCTAAACGGCGCGGGTGCATGACGATAAGGTCAGCGCCTGCGTATCGGTTGCTATTAACTTTTTGTATAGCGTCGATAAGTTTAGGGTAGAACTCTGCAACGGTTGGCGAACCATCTGTATAAGTAACAGTGTTCACGCCTGAAATGTTGCGTAATCCTAATAGCTGACCTGATGAACCTGAACCATTAAGTGTTTGGTTGTCTAGTTGTGCGGACATCGCACCCATCATGTCGGCGGCGATAAGGGCGTCTACGCCTGTGCCACGTTCCACGCTTTGGCGGGATACTTGTTGCCCTGCGGCAATAGTCCGTACGTCAGCGGTTAAAAGAGTGTCGTCAATATCTGTTTCAGATACTGCGGCGTTTTCTGATGCCTGAATAGCGGCGCTTGAACCTGTGGTTACACGGCTGATGTTTATAGTCATGCCGTCGCTAGGTAGCGGTAGGTTCGTGCATTGGTCAGCAAATGGCCGGCCTGCTCTCGCTAGGTCTGCGGCTAATTGTGTCAAATACTGCGGTACGACCAAACCGGCATAACTGGCGGTTGTTCCGTCGCGGTGTTCGATATCCATTTCTTGACGGTGGCGGCGAATCCTATCNGANGCGTCGATATCGCCATTGAATTGGCTGTTGTACATATCTTGAAAGAAGCCGGCGCTGCGGTTTTCTTCAGAATAGGTAAGTGGTTCGTTAGTGACTACAACGCCGCCCACTGCGCGGGTTTCGTTGTTGTCGTCTGTTGCTTGCACTTCAGCACGCAACTTAGCAGCCTCAAGATTAGATACCTGAACGGCGCGTAGCTCTGCGATTCGGGTGTCTAGTTCTTCTGCTCTAGTTGCGAGATCATGCAAGTTAGTGTTTTCAGTTTCGGTAAGGTCACGTTCTTCATCAGCTGCGCGGGTCACTATGCCCTGTTGCGCTTGGCTGATTCCGTCGCGTTCCTCGACCAACTGGTCAAGTAACTTCATAGTTTTTTTCTCCAAAATAGGTTTAATGTTTTCCTGCTTCGGGTGCTATCGGGTGGCTGATCTACCGGCGCGAATAGCGGCGCGTTGCGTTACTCCACTTTACAATTTTTTGATAGCGGTTACAAGTATTAAAAAAGGGCCGGCTAGTTTCCCAACAACCGGCCCCCCTTTAACTCCCGTAGGGAAGATTTAAGCGTTTATGAGCAAATGCCGCCATTTAGCTAACAACGGTACGATTTCTTCATCGTCAGGGTCGTAAGCTCTTACGGCTAAAACTTTCGCTTCGGTGTAAGCGGCGCTAGTGACTAAACCAACATGGTCTAGTTTGGCTTCTAGGCGTTGTATGTTTTGCCTGCCGTTCACTGTCGTCGTTTTGTTTCGAACGGGTATGAAACCTACTGACAGGCCGGTAACCATGCCATCGGCCGCCAGGGTGCGGGCTTCTTCGCCGCGCGGGGTGCTAGCCAACTTAAATTCACCGATCAGGCCTTCGCCTGATTTTTCCCACCTTACCGACATGCCTATCGGGTGATTTTGTGTGTTGTGTTGTTCTAGCAACGGTATGCGGGTTCCACGTTCTTTAATGCTTTTGTCGAACGTGTTGCTGGTAAACGTTTCTATGTAACTGCTGTTGTCATAGTTGCCGTGTATGGGAGCTACTAGGCCGGTTAGATAATGGCCGTCAGCTTCGTCGCGGGTTTCTAACGCCGCAAATTCTATGGTTCTGGTTTCTAGGCTCATACTATCGCTTCCATTTCTGGTGCTGTTTCTGGTAAATCTTCTATACGCCTGATTTCCTCACGCGTCAGCCAACCTGCCTCTAATGCGATTTTGTGTGCTTCGTAGCGTTCGCGCCTGTCTGCTCTTTGAAAATCGTCTGTATCGAATAATGCGACCTGTCCGCGTGGCAGTAAACCGCTAAACGATTGTTCTATGCGGGACATGTAACCGCGTAGCGTGAACAATATAAAACTACGGTTATCTTGCTGCACGTTGCTATATGTTTTACTGCTACTAATTGGCACGCCCACCAAATGGGCCGGCACTCCGAAAATAGTGCAGATTTGTTCAGCGCTAAACCTTCTAGATTCTAAGAGTTGTAGATCGTCAGGGCTGAAACTTAACGGCTGATAACTTAAACCGCCTGATAGTACCGCCGGCGATTTCTGCCTGCCGGCGTGCGCCTTCATAAACGCGTTTTTAAGTTCGGTAGCTTCGTCTTGGCTTAGTTCGCTAGGGCTGTTTATTACGCCGCTAGGGATACTGCCATTAACGTGCATTTCGCTAGCTGATTCGTCACCGGCTAAAGATAACGCAAGGGTTCGACGCTGTAACGCTAAGGGACCGGCCCCTTGCAACGATCCGGCCGTTACAATTCCGCCCCTAATGTGCAAGATTTCAGATTGGTCGTATTGTCTACCGTTTATTTTGTAGATTATTTGACCGGCTGAATCTAGCTGCACTGTTACAGCGTCAGGCGCTAACANTATGGCCGTCTGTGGGAACCCGAACCTATCGTTGTTGCCTAATAAGAAATATGCGTTGCCTCTCATAACCAAACTTGCGACGGTGGCCGCTAGTGTTTCCATGCGGGTTTGATTAGGGTCTGGTTGCCGTAAAATCGCTGGCGTAGGGTCTAGTTTCGTGTCGTCGCGGTAAGCGTCGAACGGTAACGAACCTATCGAATCGCTGATTAGCTGAACGCAACGGTACGCCGCCGGAATACTTAAAGTCGTGCCTTCATTAACGGCTAAACCGCCGGTTAAAGATTGCGGCGGGATATAGCGGTCAGGCAACGTGATATTCGTTGATCGTGTTTCCCTGTTGAATAAACTGTTAAAAATCATTGTTTAGCGTTTTCAAGTGCGGCCCCTAAAACTATTACCATTGCCCCTGCCGCCAACATTGCGGCGGCAAGATTAAGCAGAAGATATAAACCCGCCACTAAAAGGGCGGCCCCTGCTAGCTCTAATATAAGTGCGATATGTTTAATTTTTATCATAGTGGAAAATGTCTCATCTCTAGTGTATAGCAACTTTTTTATCTGGTGATGTTAAACCGGCGACTAATGCATACCGCGCGATAGTGCAAGCTACTAGCGGCGTAATGTCTGCGTTGCTGTTTCGGCTCCACGCCCACTGCTCACCTAACTTTCGTTTGGTAGCGCCGCCTATCGCTTCGTCAAGTCTGCCATCACCTAAATGGGCGATAGTGCCTTCTTCACAGGCATCAAAAAACGACCCACAGGCTTGCCCGTACTGCCGCATATTTACGGGGATAACGTTTACGCCGGCTTCTTCCAATTCGCCGATAAGTGAACTAGCCGCCGCCCCTGAATCTATAACGAACGGCATGTTATATTTTTCATGCAATTGTAAAATACGATCCTTTAGCCAACCGATACGCGTTTCGTTCTCGATCACTTCTAAACAGGTGAAAGCTCCGTTTAAGCCTGCCGCCCCGATACTGGCGCGGTCCCTGTCAGGTGATACATCTACACCAAATACCATGTAGCTACCTATTTGGATATCTTGTCTGGCTAGTGCGGCCCATTTAGCGGGTTCGATAACGGTTTGAGTAACTAGCGACGGCCACACATTCAGCCATTCTTGAGCAAAAATAAGACTGTCTGTCGTCACACTTGCTTCTTGAACGGCGGTTAAAGTCACGCCGTGTTTTTCTTCTAACGTCGGGATAGCCTCTGCCCATGTTTCAGGGTTAAAGGGGTCGTAGTCTTCACTGTAGGGCGTCCATTCGTGCCATGACAGGGCCGGTGAGTCGTTATGGCCTAGTTTCCTGTAATGCTGCAACAGGGTGCTGTACGGGCCGCCTGCGTTGCTGGTGATCCATAGTTGCGCCGATTCTTTAGTAGCCATAGTTGGTTGAATCGCGGACACTAAACGCATNTCATGCGCNAACGCTTCNTCNATNACNGCTAAATCAACCGTCAGGCCTCTTGCGCCTGTGTTGTTCGGGGTAATAACGCGGTAGCTGCTGCCGTTATTCATATATAACGCTTCTTGGCCGTTGGCGCGAACATAGCGT